CCACGCACCGGCAGGCCAAGCTCGCGCAGCCGGTCAACCACCCCGCCGCCCATGCCGATCACGTCCACCATGATCTCGCGCGGCCTCAAGTTCGACGGCAGCCCATCGTATTCTGCCTTCACCCGCCCGGTCGTCTGCATCAGGTCCAAGCCCTGCCACCGGCTCACCTCCGTGATGACATTCCCCTGCCGCCTCGCGAGGGCAGTCTTGTCCGTGCCGAAGCGCGCAACGTCCAGCCCCCAGATGATCCCCGCGCCGTCATCCAGGACGATGTCCCGGTTCGTCGCAGCCTCCAGCAAGTGAAACGGAATGATCGTGTCATCGTCCGCCATCGGAAATTCGCCAAGCACCCGGATCCGGAAGGCGTTGCTGTCCTCGCCGTACCGCAGCCGCATCTCGTCAACGAACTCGGTCGAAACCAGCGGGCTTTCCACGCAGCTCCACCGCCGCGTCCACCACGAACCCGACAGCCGCGTCTGGCTCTCGAAAAACGTCCCGCTGGATCGCGTCGGGTTCGACAGCATGATCGTCACCGCCGAGTGACCCGACATAGACCCCGCCGCCGCCTCAAACACCTGCTCAGGCACGCCAGACGCCTCGTCAACCACCAGCATGACGTTGTCGCTGTGTACCCCCGCCAAAGCCTCCGGCGTCTCCGCCCTCGACGTCCGAGCCGAAATAAACGCCTCGCTCGGTGCCGCAATCAATTCAATCCGGTCAGACTTCACCGACAGCATCGACTTGATCGCGGGGGGCAGTTCGTTAATCCACCGCTTCAGCTCCGCAAACAAAGCATCGAACAGCTGCCCACTCGTCGGGGCCGTCACCACGATCTTGTTCGGAAACCGCAGCAGCAAGAACCACAACATCGCCCAGCTCGACGCCGTAGACTTCCCCGTCCCGTGGCCGGACCTGATCGAGATCCGCCGTTCGCCTTTCGCAAGCGCCTCCAAAAACTCCGCCTGATACGGCAAAGGCTCAACGCCCAGCATGTCACGCACAAAGCCAACCGGGTCGGCATAATACGTCCGAGCGAAATCCTCTAACGGATTTACATCATCACTCATCGACCGTCCCGTCCTCGATAGCATCCGCCACCGGCGTCACGTCAATCATCTCGGCCTTGATCTTCTTCAGCGCGCCAAGGTGCAGCTGACCAATATTGATCGTAACCTCTTCCTTCTTTGGCGCAAAGCGATCCGGATGGTTCAGCGCACTCATCCACTTGCGAACGCTGATACGCTCCTTCGCAAGCTGCACGTCCTGCGACGTCAGATCCTCTTTCGTCGACAACTCGTCAACCATCGCCAAGCTATCGTCCGCCATCTTGTCCGCCGAAATGCGTCGACCCTCATCCAAAGCCGCGCGGTATTCTGGCGTGTTGTTCAGCATCCGGCTCAGAAAGCTGCGGCTGCAATTCGTTTTTTCCGACAGGGCTTTCACCGTGCCGCCGTCGCCGATGTAATCCAAAACATATTCCGGCCCACCGAGGTCGGTCAGATGCTTGAAAACCATATGCTTAAACTTTTGTCCCGCCATGCTTCATTCCCTTCATGTTGCGTTCCCCAGACAATACACCTGCAAAATTTTTTTTGGAAGGTGTGTTTCAAAACAGGGGGTGGGGTCTTGGGATTGGTGCGTGTGGGGGTGTCTGTACCAGCCGCCCCGCCATCCCGCACGCCCGGGGGGGGGTCTGCCGATCAGGTGGATACGGGCCGATGTTAGCGCTAACTGTCCCATAATGCCCATTATGTTAACAAACGGGTTCAATGATATCAATGACTTAGCAGATTACACACCCTCTAGGTTGCATGACGCACCCTGATCATGGTTGATATTGGTACAATCCCGAGGCTCGGCCAACAGGCTGTTGTGTCCCGCGCCCGTGGCTGTATCGGACCCCGTGTGTGCCTGAGAGCGCCCACAGCACCCCACACAGCCCCATCCCCACCCGCACGCTACCCTACACAAGCAAGGAGCCGCCACGTTCTTACACGGTCGGCTCAGAGGCTCACTGGCTTAGTATGCCCTGTAGTCAAGCGACTGCGTTCGCAGTCGGTCATACCATTTCTTATGTCGTATGATTGCCCTGATTACATGCCTCGACTCTCCGACGGCGTCTGCTACCTCATCGAGCGTCATGTTCCAGCCAGCCTCCGACGCTATAGCGTGGATCTGGTAAGCAATACGTTCGTTCCTTGGCGTCACGCCCGGATCTCCTCCTCGTGCCTGCAATGGAAGCACCTTAAATCAGCCGAGGTGTCGGATGTAATAGTTATTTTTGCACAGCGCTCGTCGCGCTTCTTGCGTCGATTTGAACACGCCGGGCATTTCGTCTTGATGTGACTATGTCCACCGTACGGAACCGACAGGCCGCGCCACTGCAACTCGTTGATGATTGGCGGCTGGATCATTGGACCAACACCCACTGATCAAACTGCCCCACCTCCGGCCTGCCCTCGTTGATCTTTTCGATGGTTCCATCGCGGTACATCTTACGAAGGTGGTGCATGATTTGATACTTCGTCAAACCCGTCTTGGTCATCATCGTTCGTGTCGTTGTCGGCTCCGCCCCGATGACTGCAAGCACCCTCTCTGCCGTCGTCAACACAACATCCGTCTCATAGCCTTTCGTGGCCCACACCTCAGCCGGACGATTCGACCCTTTGACCGGCACATATCCCGACAGAACAATCAGATCCCGGTCCTTCAATTCGGCGATGATCTTCTTGGCATAATCATTCGATAGGTGCATCGACACCACCAGATCCTTCCGCGTCATCGGCACCTTCAGGCATTGCTCCGCCCGCTCAAGCGTTGCATCCGGCACCGTCCCCGACGGCTTCTTGCCCTCATTGCGCTCACGCTTGCGCTTATGCCCCTCGAGCTTGGCCATGCGTGACCACGCCTCGCGATAGGCATCTTCGAACTGTGTCATTGTCATTTTTGTCATAGGTTTTCCATTCCCTTAATCGCTGCTTGTTCGTATATGGCTTTCGCAAATCCCCTCGGCGTTGCGGATCTTATGTCTTTCGTTCGTTGGGATTTGCCGCCCAGCTTCATCATTGAAGTGCTGTATCCGTTCCCGTGATACCTTTCCGGATCAACGCATTTCTTTTGCGGCATCTCGAACCCACCGCCGGTCCACAGGCAGGTTTTCTTTCTGTACGCATCTCTGGCCTCGATGTACTCAGGCCACCTCGGATGCGCCGCCTCATCCTCTGGAATGTATCCCCCGTATTCATACGGATGAAACGAGAAATCAGGCTTTCGCCATTTCGTTGCCAAGACCGACACCGGATTCTCCACAAAGTATGGAACTTGCAAACAATCAAAGAACTCTGCGCAAGACTTTGCGTAGCGAACAGCCTTGTTCTGGAACTCCGGATCTGCTTCAGCTTTCTTCTTGAACCACGCCGCCCCTGACACGGCCATGTCCGTACAGACTGGAAATGCCATGCCAAACACAACGGGCTTGCCTTTAAACTCCTTCAACATCTCATCAATCGTTCTTGGGTCGTGCAAGTCGGCGTGCCTGTAATTTATGCCTTCATGCGTCCGACCTGACTTTGGGTGCTGGATATCGAAAGCATAGCAATCGTATCCATTTTCTGCCCACGGCTTCAACGCTTCGCCGGTGAAATCATAAAGACTGATCACCGCCCCCTTTGCCTTTGTCATATGTTTCACCAATCCGAACCGTAGCAAACACCCATTGCCTCGTTTGCAAAGTCTTGCACTGCCGTCCGCTTATAGTCTTCGCTGGAGTAGCGCGGCGTATCATATGCAAAGATCACCAAGCGCTGCACTAATTCGGTTTCTGCAATCTCCATCAACTTCGACATGTCCACGCCTTCCTGCCGATTTTCCATAATGATCGCGGCGAGCTTCCCGATTGTGGTGCATGTTTCCTGCTTAGTCTCTGCGGCTGCGCCGGATGCTGCCACGATTGCGACTGCCGCGACTGCTGCTTTCAAATTCATCATCATCATCATCTGTCATTTTCCTTTTGTTGGTTTGCCCGCCGATCCCCTCATGTGGAGGTGGCGCGGATCGACGGGCGGTCTGGGGTCAACATAAAACAAACAGCCCGCGTGGGCGTTTGAAACCACTGAACACGCCGTGGCCGCGTTATTCCCACAACGGGAATCT